GAATGCTTCAAGCAAAGCAGCAATATGAGAAGACACCCACTAAGACACTGGAAAAAGAGATTGCCCGGTGCAACAATATCCAGATGGCTAAGAAGATCTCACTCAACTCTGCTTATGGTGCTATCGGTAATCAGTATTTTAGGTACTATAAATTGGCCAATGCGGAGGCGATTACGCTTTCTGGCCAAGTCTCTATCCGTTGGATTGAAGAAAAAGTAAACAAATATCTAAATAAATTGTTGTCTACAACCGACGAGGACTACGTAATTGCATCTGACACAGATTCAATTTATCTTAATCTTGGACCTCTTGTTAATAAATTTTTTGCTAATAAGTCTAGCGACAAAGCAAAAGTTGTGGAGTTACTTGATATGGTTTGCAGTGACAAACTGGAACCGTACATCGATCAGTGTTACCAGAACTTGGCGGACTATGTATCGGCGTATGATCAGAAAATGCAAATGAAGCGTGAGAATATTGCTGATCGTGGAATCTGGACTGCGAAGAAGCGATATATTCTCAATGTATGGGATAGTGAAGGTGTTCGTTATGAAGAACCTAAGTTGAAGGTTATGGGCATTGAGTCTGTTAAATCATCAACTCCTGCTCCTTGTCGAAGTATGCTTAAGGAAGCATTTAAGATTTTGATGACGGGTACTGAAGATGAAATGATTAAATATATTGATAATAGTCGTGATCATTTTAAGAAACTTCCGCCAGAAGAAGTTTCTTTTCCACGCTCTGTATCTAATGTTGTCAAGTATAAATCACATTCTAGTATTTACAGTAAAGGAACTCCTATTCATGCTAGGGGAGCACTCCTTTATAATTACTATATTGTTAAGAACAAACTTGATGCAAAGTATTCTTTGATTCAGAATGGAGAGAAAATCAAGTTCTGTTATCTTAAGAAACCAAATCATATTCATGAGAATGTAATCTCATTCATTCAAGAATTCCCTAAAGAACTTAACCTTGACAAGTACATCGACTATGACTTACAATTTGAGAAATCATTCCTTGAACCACTCAAATCTATCCTCGATGCAATTGGATGGAATGTTGAAAAAACTGTAAACCTGGAATTATTTTTTTCCTAATGGAACTTCCTATTAACGACAAAGAACTTGCTACAATTGTAAGTGCATTAAGACTTGGTGGAGATGCTGCTCTCTATCAAAAAATTAATACGATTAAAAAGATTAGGGAGACTCACCCTGAGACATATAAAAAAGTAGCCCGCGAAGAATTTGGATTTGTTATTTAATGATTAAAGTAAAATATCAACTTAAAGAACATTTAAATACGACACTCTTTAAGTTCTTTAAAACTGAAGAACAGGTAGAGAAGTTTAAATCTCAAAACCCACATTATATTTTTGAATGATTTATGGAGGTAATTCATGAAGAATTTAAAATTATATCAATAAAAGATTATTATTTACCAGATCCTTTAGAAAAAAAACAACTCAAAGATATAATTGATCTAAATTTTGAATTAGTTCACAAACCCATTGCAACAAAGGATGGGCCTTTTAACTTTGCGGTATCAGAGGGAGATACATCATTATTTGATAATTTATATCAAAGATACGTAGATACATCTATAGGCATTTTTGGTGAGTTTCATCTATCTGATAAAAACAAAAGATATTGTTATGCGTATCGTGGAAACAAAATTGATATGGGTGAAAGACGCTTATCTTGGTGGCATCATCACGTTCGCACATCATCAATAAGTGCAGTGTATTATCTTGATGTTTTTCAAGATGGCATCACTTTCACTGATGGGCATAAAGAATTTGACTATATCCCAGAGAACGGTGAGATCCTTATTCATCCTCCGGACTTGATACACGCAGCACATCCTTGTAGGTTGCTAGATTATAGATATTCAGTTAATATGGAAATAAGAACCGAGGAACCCTTCAAAAAATTATTTAAACATGGATTTTCTAAAAGAGATTGTAAAAGAGATTGGAGATGAGTACACCCAACTGGCAGCAGACATCGACGAAACCGAAACTTACGTGGACACGGGTTCGTACATCTTTAACGGACTTTGTTCAGGTAGCATATTTGGTGGTGTTTCTGGGAATAAGATTACTGCCATTGCTGGTGAGTCTTCTACTGGGAAGACTTTCTTTAGTCTCGCTGTGGTTAAGAATTTTCTGGATAGTAATCCTGGTGGTTACTGTCTGTACTTTGACACTGAAGCAGCAGTTAATAAATCTCTTCTTGAAAGTCGCGGCATTGACTTAAAACGATTAGTTGTCGTCAATGTTGTTACAATTGAAGAGTTCCGTGGAAAGGCGCTCAAGGCAGTGGATATGTATCAAAAAACACCTGTAGAGGATCGCAAACCCTGTATGTTTGTGCTAGACTCTTTGGGGATGCTTTCCACTGAGAAAGAGATTACTGATACGCTTAACGACAAAATGGTTCGGGATATGACTAAATCCCAACTAATTAAAGGTGCGTTCCGTATGCTAACTCTGAAACTGGGACAAGCAAATATTCCATTAATCGTCACTAATCATACCTATGATGTCATTGGTTCTTATGTCCCTACAAAGGAAATGGGAGGAGGCAGCGGCCTCAAGTATGCAGCAAGTACAATCATCTATCTCAGCAAGAAAAAAGAGAAGGATGGAACAGAAGTGGTTGGCAACCTTGTCAAGGCTAAGACTCACAAGTCGCGTTTAAGTAAAGAGAATAAAGATGTCACTATACGTCTTTATTATGATGAGCGTGGACTTGATCGATATTATGGTTTGCTTGAATTAGGAGAACTTGGAGGACTCTGGAAAAACGTAGCAGGACGATATGAAATTGATGGTAAGAAAGTTTACGCAAAGGCGATCTATAAAGATCCAGAACAATACTTTACTCCAGAGGTAATGGAGAAACTTGATGCAATTGCAAAGGAGGAGTTTAGTTATGGATCGTAAAATTTTTGGAGTTCCAAAACAAAATCATGATGCAGGTATCTGTGAAGTTTCTAACGACACAGTTGCCTGTGTTCGTTTATCTGAGAGATACACAGGTTGCAAACATGAAAGGCACATAGGAGAGTTTATTCGCCAACTTGGGGAACTTAAAGATCCATGGAAACTTTATCTTTCATGTGTATATGAGCATGACAAGGTGTCCATAACAACGTCATGGCATGAGCATCATCTGCTTCATGCATATTGTGGATTTTACTCTTCAGATTTTAGTGATGCTTTGTGTATCATTATGGATGGTTATGGATGCCACACCGATGAAGGTGTTGAGGTGATGTCAGTGTATACTTTCAAAGATAATAAATTTGATAGTGAGGTTGATAAAGTTTATGAAGATACTTATGTTGCAGGATCTCCTGCAAGGTGGGTTGATAATACTAAAAGCATTGGCAGGGAATATGCCAAGATGTGTGAAGAGTTTGAACTAGCAAGAGTTGGACATGGAGATTTTGCTGCAGGTAAGTTGATGGGACTTGCTCAATATAAAGGATTTGAGAATAAATTACCTGAACGATACGCAACAGAAGAGTGGTTGGAAAGAGTAGATCGTGCTGCTCAACTTCAAAAATCATCAGAGCAGAAAGTTATTGATATTATTCAAAAATATGTTGATAAAACAGGAATCAAAAATGTGGTTCTCTCTGGTGGGGTATTTTTGAATTGTGTGATTAATTATAAGATCCTTAAAAATCTTGATATTAATCTGCATATTGATCCGGTACCTAGTGACAAAGGTATCTGTATCGGAACAGCATTGAGAGGATATGAAGATTATACTGGTAACATACCCCCCAGATTCAAAGACGTTTATCTTGGAGAAGAATGGGATGTTAATTTAGAGGGATGGCAAACATCCAAAGCAGAATATAGTGACATCGTTGATCTCTTAGAAAAAGGTGAAATTATAGGACTTTATCAGGGAAGATCTGAGGTAGGAGACAGAGCATTAGGTAATAGATCCTTGCTCTATGATCCTAGATTAACAAATGATGATTTGAACGATTTTAAACGTAGAGAAACTTTCAGGCCTTTTGCAGCAACAGTAATTAAAGATCATGTAAGAGAATGGTTTGATGTAGATGAAAGTCCTTTTATGTCATACGCTGTTGATGTTAATCTGGATAAGATAGATCAAATTCCTGCAGTGGTTCATGCTGACAATACCTGTAGAGTTCAAACGGTAACACAACAGCAAAACTTTCATTTTTATAATTTGATTCATGAATTTTATAAGACAACAGGGGTTCCCATGTTGCTCAATACATCCTATAATATTGCGGGGTATCCCATGGCGGAATCACCTGATGACGCACTCGGTGTTCTTAAACAAACCCGTCTGAAATATCTTTATTTCCCAGAGTTGAATACACTAGTAACGCATCATTCTTAATGGACAATGTTGAATTTTTGATTCTCAGGAATCTGCTTCATAATGAAGAATATGTTCGCAAAGTAATTCCTTTTATCAAAGCAGATTATTTTGAGAATCGTAGTCAAAAGATTGTCTACGAAGAAATCCTCAAATTTGTAGAACAATATAATAAACCAGTTACCAAAGAAATTCTTTGTATTGAAACTGAAAATCGTCAAGATATAAATGATGGCGACTATAAAGAAATCATGCAATTAATTTCTTCTCTAGAAGAATTACCTACTGAGTTTGACTGGTTGATATCAACTACTGAAAAGTGGTGCCGAGATCGTGCCATTTATTTGGCATTAATGGAATCGATTCAAATTGCTGATGGACAAGATGAGAAGAAAAATCGTGATGCTATTCCAGCCATTTTATCTGACGCTCTTGCAGTTTCATTTGACGCTAATGTAGGGCACGATTATCTTCAAGATTATGAGGCGCGGTATGAGTCTTATCATAGGAAAGAAGACAAACTTGAATTTGACTTGGAGTATTTCAATAAAATTACAAAAGGTGGTTTACCGTGTAAAACGCTTAATATTGCTCTTGCTGGGACTGGCGTCGGCAAATCTTTGTTTATGTGTCATCAGGCGGCTGCATCTTTACTCCGAGGAAAGAATGTATTATACATCACGGCTGAAATGGCTGAAGAAAAGATTGCGGAAAGAATTGATGCTAATTTACTGAACATCAATATCCAGGAAATTGAAGATCTTCCTAAGATGATGTTTGAGAGTAAAGTAAAAAAACTTTCTGAAAAAACACAAGGTTCCCTAATTATAAAAGAGTATCCAACAGCAACAGCTCATGCAGGACATTTCCGTGGACTTCTTAATGAACTTGCTATTAAGAAAGCATTTCGTCCTGACATTATTTTCATTGATTACCTTAATATATGTGCTTCCTCGCGGTATCGCGGAAATCTTTCTGTCAATTCATATAGCTATATCAAGGCTATTGCTGAAGAACTTAGAGGACTGGCTGTTGAAGCAAACGTCCCTATCGTTTCTGCCACGCAGACCACTCGTTCTGGTTATGGTAGCTCTGATGTTGACATTACTGACACTTCTGAATCCTTTGGCCTCCCTGCTACTGCTGATCTTATGTTTGCCCTTATTTCAACTGATGAGCTTGAACAACTTGGACAAATTATGGTAAAGCAATTGAAGAATCGATATAATGACGCAAATGTCAATAAGAGATTTATTATAGGTATTGATCGTGCAAAGATGCGTCTCTATGATTGCGAACAAACTGCTCAAACTGACGTAGTTGACAGTGGACAGGATACGGAATATAATAACGAGGAGAAACCTAAAAAATCCTTTGCAGGGTTTAAATTCTAATGAACGGTTACTATTCCGTATTTAATCCTAGAGGTGAAAAGATTGCCGATTGTGGCAGTCAAAAAGATACTGTCAACCTTCTCAATATGAGAAACAATAGATGGGAAGGACATTACTATATGTTTAATCCTCTTCCTGGTGATATAATTGATGTCAGTTCTAATAAACAACTTCCTACCCGAGACATCGTAGTTAATATGGATGGTGGTGTAGGTGGTTCTTGGAAAGAAGTTTCTGATGAAGAATTTGACGTGATGTTTCCATCTCCCAATATAAAACAACAACTCCCCCCAAATTGCCAAGAACCATTCATTCCAGATTTTCATGATTGAAACTTGGTTTCCCACTAGCATTTATTCTTCAAAACTTAATCCTCCAAGGCAAATTAAATCAAGTATGATTAAATATGTCGATAATTTCTTGATAAAAAATCAAGAATATTTGAAGGGTAATATTACTGGTGATGTGTTTAATGATTATGCACTTCACACAAAAGATGAATTTTCGTGGTTGAACGGGCAAATATTTCAAGCATGTAATCAATACCTAGAGTCTCTTGGAGTTGATACAAGTCTTATTTCAATATATGCCCAAAAATCTTGGCCTGTAATTTGTAATAAAAACTCTGGGTTTGTTGCATCACATTGCCACAAGAACGCAGTGTTGAGTGCAGTTTACTATCTCAAGTGCTCAAGTGAAAATGGTGGCGGACTTACTTTCAAGTCACCTAATACAAGTTTTGTTGATCTACCTCTTAAATTTCAATACAATCAATTGAGTTACAAAGATTGCACATATGTACCTTTTGAAAATACATTGATGATCTTCCCGTCAAATCTTACTCATAGTGTAGAGGAATACAATGCTCTTGATCATAGATATTCCGTTTCATATGATCTAGTGGTTGTTTCAAATTATCTAGATAATGATAATGAAAACACAATTCCAGATCCGTCAAGGTGGACTAAACTATCTTGACATAAACCCCTTTACTGTTATAATACATCTATATCAATATAAATCATGCAAAACTACATTGAATTTGTTAAGCAAACCACCAGCGCACCTAGTCTTGACTATGCTGTGATGGCAGCACGTCTTGCCGAACTGGAAGTTAATGATGTAAACACAACACAACTTCTTACTGCTGCACTTGGTTTGACTGCGGAATCTGGTGAGTTTACTGAGGTTGTTAAAAAGATTATCTTCCAAGGTAAACCCTACAATGAAGATAATGTGTTTCACATGAAGCGTGAACTTGGTGACATCTGCTGGTATCTTGCTCAGGCATTCATGGCACTTGATACAAACTTTGATGAGATTCTTGATATGAATATTGAGAAACTCTCTGCTAGATATCCTGAAGGAACATTTAACGAATATTATTCTGAAAACCGTGTTGAAGGAGACGTATGATTGAAATTAATCTAAAATTAAACATTTACGATGCAGCACTTATCCGTGATCAGTTGTTTCAGAACACTAAGCAGGATAGTTATGAATTTCCAGGAAAAAGAACTGTTGTTATTCGAGAGTTTATTAAACAATTAGATCAGCAAATTGAAGATAATCTTCCCGATGATTCTAATGACATCTGATGAACTTGAAGAACTTAGATATGATGTAGCATGTCATTTACTCAGTAAAATGAGTGTAGGTTCTCAATTTCAATTTGCTCTAGATAGAATGCTCCAAATTTATGCTAATCACTCTGAAAAAGAACTAATAGAGTTGTTACCTAAACAAAAGAAAAAAACTAAAGGAAAGGGATTTTAATGAAACTATTGACGCTTGACGATTATCAAAAAGCAGGAGAAACATTTTGGCCTAAGTATTGGTACGTTGCCAATGAACTAGGTGAGGATGCAAAACCTGAGCAGGTTCTTAAAGTCATGGAAGCAGTTGGTGGGATTGCACTTAAACTTGCGCTAGACGATAAAGAAGGGCCTTTCGGATTTAATAAAAAGAAAGAAGATTAATGTTTATCGTTTTAGATGATGTTCTCACATATAAAGAAAATAGCACTCTTCTAGAAGGGATCAAAACGATCGCTTTTGATGATAATTATGGTTTAAAGAAGTGGAATGAAGTTCGATTTACTCATCCACTTTTAAGAGTAACCAACAAATTTTTTCCTCTTAAAAGAAGATATAGATATGAATTATGGCATAACATTCATAATTTAAAAGGTTGGCATCTGGATAGAGACGAAGTTCTTTATGAACAAGGTATTGATGATCATCCTCTCTATGGATTAATTTTTTATCCTCAAGTCGTTGATGTTACGGGTGGACAACTTCAAACTGAAAATGGAATTGCTGTAAAACCAATTCAGAATAGATTGATTCTTCTTGATGCTGGAAAGGTTAGGCATAATGTCGAATATTTTACAGGAATAAGAAGATCATTTCTTATCAATATTTGGGACAAAAAACAACTAGGTAAAAAATGACAACAGAAACTAAAGAAGAAATTATTATTCCTCAAGGTGCTGAACTCATTGATGAAGTATTTTACGTTTGGGAAACACGATACGGATTGTTTAGTTCGATGACTAAAGAAGGCCGTAAGATGTTAACGGGTATGCATAAAGATAATGTTATCATAATGACAAGATGGCATCTAAAGTGTGAGCAGGAAGGAACTCTTGAAAAATATACTAGAGTTGTTGGTGATTCTTATGTGACTGGTAAACTCTAAATAGTTAGAAAACCATGGCTACTGGCGTAAAAGAAGGTAGTATAATAGAAGGAATCATGGCGATGTATATTGCCATGATTTTTGCTGACCCTGATGATGGGGAGAACATGCAAAAAGTAAAATCAAATATAAGTAACCTTAGAAAGCAAACGATATTGCAGGAGAGTATTAGTCCTAGAATAGGTATTAAACGATTGTTTCCAAAAGATGATCCATTGGGATATGATATTGCCTCAGGTAATAGTAGTATTAATCCTAATATGTCTAATGGGCAACCATATTTTATTCAGCAGAGAGGTGATAATCCTGCTGATTATATTCAAGTGGGATTGGAAGTTTATCTAAAACCTGCAGAGGTTTACCCTGGATTTGGTGATGAATACGCTAAGTATGTTGAACAGAAGAGAGACTATGGAAAATTAGCAAAAAAAGTAGATAATCTACTAGCGTCTAGAGGATCTGTTCTTTTTAGAAGATTAATCATTGCAAAGAAAAAGTTTCTACTTAACAAAAAAACTGATGTTATAAGGTATAATGTTTTAGCAGATGGAGTAACTGGAGAGCAAGCAGATGGTAATATCAAAGCGGACATTATGGTAACTATTTTTGCAAATGGGCAAGAATTAGTTAAAGATCAAATTAATATATCAGTGAAGAGTGACTCTTCTACTGTTGCTAATCTAGGAGTTATTAAAGGTATGGAGGCAATGTATTCGGTAATTTCTCCCAGGGGAAAGACAGCAGCAAAAGCAGAGACATTGCTAGCAAATATTAGGGGTGCTAAAAGGGAGGCTAAACTTCAATATGTCTCTGCATTGTTTGAATTGCTTTCTGATAGTTTAGTTAATAGTAATGATCCAAAATTTACCGATAGAGCTTTCAATTTCATTGAGGAAGCAATCTTTGGAGATGACATGGCTCAAGTTGTTGATGTAAAATCTTCTGGTAGTAAAATAAAGGAAATGCAACCAGGACAATTTGCAGCATATAGAAAATATGGAGATAAAGGAAAACCAATTAAATTGATTGCAAAGAAAATGTCAGGTGATATTAGAATAATGCCAAAAGGAGAAACTAATAGTAATAATTTTATTTTTAAGTTTAGATTTAAAAAAAGGAACTATAAAGATGGATCCGGACAATACGTTGATAAGATTATGATTGAAACAGGCAAACTTACTTACGCTAAATAAGATATAGGAAATCATATATAAATGAAAAGTTTCTTTCAATTCCTAGGTGAATCAGAATCTCAAGCTGCAACCCAGGCAAGAAAACTTGGTTTGAAGGGAGATGGGCACGGTGGTTGGTTAAACCGTGCTGGAGAGTTTGTTGCAAAGACTGAAGAAGGAAAACTTAAATTTTTTAATAAGAACCAAAAACCTGGTAAGGATCCAGATCAAACTCCTAATACAAAGAAAACAACATCTGTCCTCAAGACAAAAACAATGTCTGTGGATAAGGCACCACAGAAAAAGAGTGGTGGAGAAGAAGAGATTGATGATAACAAAAATGTAAGCACTGATACTCTAACTTTAGCTTTTGGTAGATTTAATCCACCAACTGTTGGACATGAGAAACTTTTGAGTATGGCAAAAAAAACTGCTGCCGGTGGTGATTTAAAAATATATCCTTCAAGAACACAGGATTCTAAGAAAAATCCTCTTGATCCTGATATGAAAGTATCTTACATGAGAAAGATGTTCCCTGACTTTGAGAAGAGCATCGTCAATGATGATGAGATGAGATCTATATTTAATGTTCTTCAGAACGCCGATGGAGAATATAAAAACGTAACAATTGTTGTTGGTTCTGATAGGCAATCAGAGTTTGAGAACCTTGCCACTAAGTATAATGGTGAGTTATATAACTTTGATGATATACGTGTTGTATCTGCTGGTGTAAGAGACTCAGATGCTGAGGGTGTAGAGGGTATGTCAGCATCTAAGATGAGAAAGGCAGTTGTTGATGATGACTTTGAATCATTTAAAAAAGGAGTTCCTGCTAGTGTGAAGGACGCTGATACTCAATCACTGTTTGATGCAGTTCGTTCTGGTATGAAAGTTAAGAAGAAAAAAGAAGTTACTGAACTCTGGCAGATTGCACCGAAGTGTGATCCAAGAGGATTACGTGAGCAGTATGTTGGTGGATTTATCTACAGAATTGGTGATCTTGTAGAGCACTTGAATACTGGATTGATTGGTAAAATTATCCGCAGAGGAACTAATCATCTTATTTGTGTAACCGAAGAGGACTATATGTTCAAGTCCTGGATCCGTGATGTGATGGAATATACTGAGAAGAAAATGGAGCGTCGTATGAGAACTCCTGGAAAACCAAATACACTTGATGGTACAGGTGGATATAGAAAGAATGCTATGGCAGCAGTAGGAATGAAAAAAATTAAAAACTTTAGTGTTGAGGAATTCATAAATAAACATAAGATTAAAAAGTAGATAGCATTGCCATGTCTAATGGAATCGGTAAAAATCCTTTAATTGATATTTCAAAGGTTTATTTGCAATCAGTTTCTGAGAAAAAAGACGATACCTATCTTGAACCTGACATGAAGAAGCGTCAGAAAAATAATGAGAAGGCACGTAAAGAACTCGCTAAGGGCCCTCAAATGAAGAACCCTCACTTTGAAGAGAAGCAGCAAGAACTGGATGTTGTAAATTCACTTGCTAATGCATATAAAGAAATACAGCAGGTAGATGAGAACCGTGCTGCTGCCCGTGCTGCTGGTGGATATAAGGATGACTCTAAGAAGCAAAATGATCCTTCCAAGGCAGGTTTCACTGGTGTTGGTAACATGAGCATCGATCAGATTCGTAAGATGTCTGCTCGTATGGATAAGGAAAAAACTCAGAAAGAAGGACTTGATCCTGTTGGTAATGAAGATGGTGATGTCAATAACGATGGTAAGAAAGATAAGACTGATAAGTATCTGATGAATCGCCGCAAGGCAATTGGTAGTGCCATCAAAGGCAAGATGAAGAAGGAAGAAGTAGAGACAGTTGCTGAGGGTGATGGTGATCCCTGCTGGGATTCTCATAAGCAAGTTGGGATGAAAAAGAAAGGTGGGAAGATGGTTCCTAACTGTGTATCCAAAACAAAAACAGAATCATTCTCATCAAATTGGAGACAAGATCTTTCTGAGGTAATGGATGAAGATGAAGCAGACAAACCTGTTAAAGAGAAAAAAGTTAATAATAAGGTAAAGATTAATCCTAAACTTGGAGAAGCAATACAAGAACTTGGTGGCACTCTGATTGAGTCAATCGAAGATGAAGATCTTAATGATATTATTGAAAGTGTTTATACTGAATTGATTGATGAAGGATACATAAATGATGATGTTGAAGATGCTATTGAATATGCTTTAACTGAGGCAAAAGTTACTTTTGGGCATGATACTGAATCACCAAAACAGAAAATGCTGAAGAAGGCTAAAGGCCGCTTAAAGTTCCTTGGTAGAAAAGCGGGTGAAGCTGCTAGTTCTGCTAAAAAGAAAGTAGGACAAGTCGCTGGTGATGTTAAGAAGAAAGCGGCAAACAAAGCAGTTGACGTTGCATTTGCTGGCGCTGCTGCTAAGGATAAAGTTAAGAGTGCCGCTGCTACTGCTAAAAAGAGAGTTGCTGATGTACCTAAAGTTGCTAAAGCAGGCATTAAGAGTAGAATCAAAAAAGCAGCATTAGGCGTTGCAAAACGTATGGGTGAAGATGTTGAGGTTGAAGGATATGAACCAATGACTCCTGAGCGCAAACTGCGTGTTGATAGGGCAAAGAGAGGTGCATATGACAAAGATCAACGTGCCCAACATCAAGGTGATAAAAAAGAAGCAGATAAGCAGTTCAAACGCCGTATGGCAATGGACAGTAAAACTAAAATGAGAAAGGAAGCGACAGAAGATTCTCTGAGAGATCGCCGCATGGAGCGTGGTGGTGTTGACGGCAACAACCGTTACGACAAAGCACCAGGCAAACCTAATACCTTTGGTAAGAAACCCGGTAAAAAATATGATGGTATGTCTGCACTTGAGAAAGTAAAGGCAAGCATCCGTGCCAAGCATGGACAAGGTGCTATTAAAGAAGATGCTAAGATGGCCAAACAGTCTGATGAGAAACTGGCAGCACTCCATAAGCAAGTAAG